GGTTTCAAGAACTCCTGGCTATGTGGCCGGAAATCGCTTCGGCATAGAGGGAGAAATCCCTGTGGCAAAAGAGGCAAGTTGGAATTATGTTGCGCGAGCTATCCATGCCTCAAAAGGATTAGATTATTACTCTAGATAGTAAGTGATTAGTGCTTTCATCCATTATACAATAGTTTTAATTTTAACCGGAACCAAAAAGTTCCACTTTTACCCTTAGGAGTACCACCATGGCACAAATCGGAAATTTCGATGCATCACAAGTAGAACCATCAACAGCACCAGAAGCTATACCAGCAGGATGGTATCCGGCTTATATTAAGGAATCCGAAATGAAGGCTACCGCAAACGGGGCCGGAGAATTCCTCCAGCTTACCATGGAGATATTCAATTCTCCCTATGCGAAAGCACTGATATTTGACCGCCTTAACCTTAAAAATGCTAATCCGGTGGCGGTTGAAATCGCCTACCGAACCTTATCTGCAATCTGCCATGCTACAGGGAAAATTCAAATTCAGGACAGCGCGCAGCTACATAACTCTCCATTCGAGGTCAAAGTGTCCCTTCGGCCTGCCGGAACCGGTAACGATGGTAAATTCCATGAAGCCTCTAATGAGGTAAAAGGTTACCGTAAATTTGGAGCCAGTGGGCAAGCAGCGCCTACCTCTGCAGCAGTAGCTATCCCTCAAAGTTATACTCCTCCTGCAGCGCCAACTTTTCAACCTCCTGCAGCGCCAACTTTTCAACCTCCTGCAGCGCCAACTTTTCAACCTCCTGCGGCTGTAGTTCCGGTCTATACCCAACCGCCCGTGGAGCAGAATCCGGTGCCTGAAGTTCAACAACCATGGACTTCTGGAGCGAATGCTCCTCAGCAGCAGCCAGCACCGTGGACTCCTCCTCCAGCTCAGGGGGTAGCTGAGAGTCAACCGGCAGCTCCAGCAGTAAACCAGGATGATATTCCACCTTGGGAACGTAAATAAGCAAGCCTCTAAGAATAGCAGGAATTAAACCTCCTGCTATTTCCAAGACTAAATACTAGGGATAAATATGAACCTCGCTAAACTAACCATGGCGGCAATTGATGCAGCATTAGAAAAAGATCAAGGTGCAAAGTATAGAGGACTCCTCCGTGAGCTGATGCCGCAGGCTGATGATGCTTATTCCACAAAGGAAGATCCTTTTCGGGATCATCTTGGGGCTAGTTTAATTGGTAGAGATTGCGCAAGAGAATTATGGTACAATTTTCACTGGAGCAGAAAAGGGATCTTTCAAGGAAGAATAATTCGTTTATTTAATACAGGCCATTTGGCGGAACCAAAATTCGTAGCCTTGTTAAAAATGATTGGATGCGAGGTCTGGCAGTTTACTCCGGAAGGAAAACAATTTCGTATTAAAGGGCACAAAGGACACTTTGGCGGGTCGCTAGACGGAGTTGTTCGAGGAATCCCAGAGATGCCAGGAATTCCTCTCCTAACCGAATTCAAAACCCATGGTTCCAGCTCGTTTGCTAAACTAATTAAAGAAGGAGTTTTAAAAGCTAAATGGGAGCATGTTGTTCAGATGCAAATCTACATGGGAAAGTACAAGCTAACCCACGCCCTTTATATGGCGGTAAATAAGAATGATGATGATATCCATGCCGAGATAATTCAATTTGATCCTGGTATATATCAGAGGCACCTTGATCGCTCCTCTATGATTATAGAGGCACCAAAACCACCGCCAAAAATTAATGAGAATATTGCTTGGTTTGGATGCCGTTTTTGTGACTACAAAGGAGTTTGCCATCGGCAGGAACCACCTGAGGTTAATTGTCGAACCTGCTCGTTTAGCCAAATTGCCGAGGAAGGGAAATGGATCTGCACCCATCCAATCGCGTCAACCAGTACGGACATGGCAGTACTTTCGCCAGAAAGGCAGCGTCAAGAAAACTGCCCATTTTATCAGCTCAGTTCATCTTTTATAAAATAATTATTATGCTTAATCTTTGGGACTTTCAATCTGCTGCAGTTGAGAGTATTTTTCTTTACTTTAAGAAAAAATCAGGTAATCCAATCGTAGCTTTACCAACAGGAACTGGGAAATCTCTCGTCCTTACTGAGTTTATCCGGAGAGCTTTGGTAAGCTTTCCACATACTCGGGTGCTTAAACTAACTCATGTCAAAGAATTAATTCACCAAAATTATGAGGCTTTAATAGAAAACTGGCCTAATGCTCCGGCAGGAATTTATTCCTCCGGATTAGGTAAAAAGCAGCTTGGATTCCCAATTACTTTTGCTGGAGTACAATCCATTATTAAAGCTAATATGGTTTCTTTAGGAAGAATTGATCTCCTTATAATAGATGAATGCCATTTAGTCTCTTCTAAGGAAGCATCTACCTACCAGAAGGTTATAGCAAAGCTCACCTCAGTTAATCCTAGATTAAAGGTTATCGGATTTACCGCCACACAATACCGCCTTGGTTCTGGAATGCTGATTGATCAGGAAGGAGGTTTGTTTACTGATACTTGTTTCGATATGACCCATCTGGATGGATTTAATTGGCTTTTGGATAAGGCGTACCTTTCCCCTTTAATACCAAAGAAAACAAAAATTGCTCTTGATGTTACCGGTGTTCATAAATCAGGTGGGGACTACAATCTTGGTGAATTACAACATGCCGTAGATAAGGAAGAAATAACCAGATCCGCCCTTATAGAATCAATTTCTCTTGGAGAGGAAAGGAACCACTGGCTGGTTTTTGCCACTGGAATCGCCCACGCAGAAAACATATCCAACATGCTCAATTCTATGGGAATTTCTTCCACCTATGTGCATTCTAAAATGCCTAAAAAGGATCGAGATGACCGGATTAATGCTTACAAATCTGGAAAATATAGGGCAATGGTAAATAATGGGATTCTAACGACCGGATTCAACTTTCCCGCTATAGATTTGATCATAGTCCTGCGTCCTACGGCATCTGTCTCTCTGTGGGTCCAAATACTTGGAAGAGGAACAAGAATGGTTTTTGTTCCTGGATTTAATTTATCTACCGTGGAAGGAAGGCGGGAGGCTTCCTCCCTTAGTTCGAAACAAAACTGCCTTGTATTAGATTTTGCAGGTAATACACCAAGGCTTGGACCAATTAATGATCCAGTTCTTCCAAAAAAACGAGGAAAAGGCGGTGGTGGTTCGGCTCCGGTCAAGTTATGCCCTTTCTGCACTATTTACAATCATGCTAGCGCAAGATTTTGTGTAGGCTGTGGAGAAGAATTTGTATCCATTGTTAAAATTAGGAGTGAAGCAGGGACCACCGAATTGATTAGAAAGGCAAAAGAGCCTCTTAAACATGAGGTATTTAGAGTGGACAGGGTGACTTATGCCCGTTACAAGAAAAAAGATTCAGGAACAGAAAGCCTGAAGATTAGCTACTATTGTGGAATTCGCATGTTTAGCGAATGGGTCCAAATAGAAAACCCAGGATCACGCTCTAAACGTTGGCTGGATGTTCGTGTTGACCAAATGAATAAACCATCCACTCTAGATGAAGCCATGGAAAGCCTCAAACATTTTAGGGTTCCAATTAATATTAAAGTAGAGATTGTTCCTAACGGGTATGATAATGTATTAAGTTATGATTTTACTGGGACAACTTTTTTGGAGAAGACAAATGCTTGATTTTAATTTTCAATTAGATGATTTTGAAGAGGAAGAAACTTTTTCTCTTATTTGTAAAGGTTTAATCTATCGAGGTCATTCAGCTGTTTACCAGACAAAAAATGGTGGTTTTGCATGCAAGAAATGGGTAACTCCCATTATTCGAAAATCATGTCCAGGTTGTCCCAAGTGCTATCCAATATTAGATCAAGTTAGCGAATTTATGATGGATAAAGAATACGACTTCGGCCTTAGTGCTATTGAGGAAGGCAAATTATATACCTTTACAGTGACCGATGTTCATACCGATTGGGAATCTGGAATGGTGGATAGTTGGGACTTAACTTTTATAGAAACTGAGGAGAATAAATCATGAGCGGATGGTTAATGTGGCATCCTGAAAGTGAATGCCTATTCAAAGAATATAGTCCTGATAAGATGGATTCACATTTTAGTCAAGGGTGTGAGGATGTTACTGGAGACCCTGTAATGGAACAACGCTTTGAAGAAGAGAAAGCCGTAAAACGGCGAAATGAAACTTTATCTAAGCATAAAATTTATGCAGAGATGATAAACCATCAAATTTTTCCCAGCTGCATAAACTGCCTTTGGTTCAATAAAGATGAAATCTGCGCTGTATATAAGGTAAGGCCTCCAGCGAAAACAATCGTCCTTTCTTGCGTAGAAACATGGGAAGCAGATATACCATTCTAAAAAGTGAAATAATGGTTGATTTTTAGTTAGAGTGATTGATAATAGCTTCATAGTTTAAAGATTTCCTTTAAACAGTCTTTGGAGAATTATTATGAAATCTTTTAGCGTCACGTATTACGCACCATACACATTCGCTAACTTTAAAGGTCAAGCAGAAAGCATTGAACAGGCCCAAAAAATAATTAAGAACTACAATGATAAAAATCGGTTTTGCATCCTTAACCGCGAAGTTAAATCTGAAAAATTTGACGGCAAAAAAGCTCATTTAGTTTAAGAGGTTTATTAAGGTTACCCTTGATCTATCTGTCGAGCAGGCAGAAAACTTGCTTAACTTTTTAAGCCTTGCTGAGATCCCAGATGAGTCCATTTTAACCTGGAGATTATAAGAAATCTCGAAAATCTTTTATTCGAAAAAATATATAAAAATTAGGAGATCGCCATGAAAACTTTTTCTTCAAAATCAAACGCTCGCCGCGCCTTGAAAGCAATCGGAGACGCCGCTTTAGCCTCAGCTGATTCTCTTTTATCCCAAGACTCTTCCGGAAAATGGGGATTTAGTATTGCGGAAGCGGAGCTTCTTCAATATGAAAAAGTAACCGGACTAGAATTTAATGAAGAGACTACCCAAGTGGAAATTCCAGAGGAGAAGCCAGTCCCTGAAGAAGCTCGGCTGGAAAATGAAAAACGCCTGGAAGAAAAACGTATTCAGGAAGAAGAATTTCATGCCAAGACATCAGCCCAACAGGCGGAGGTTGCCAAGGAGCATGAGGTTACTACCATTGGAGATGGCTTAATTTACCATCCTTTACCAAAAAAGACTCCTAAAATTGTTGCTGAACGTGGTAAATCAACACATGAGAAACCATGTATGGAGGTATGGAATATAGCGGGGGTTCTTTTTTCTGCCGATCCAAAGGTAACAAGGAAGGAAATCCTCGAAGCATGTTCTTTAGCTGGAATCGCTTTTTATACCGCTCGTACTCAATACCAGCTATGGCGTCAAGCACAGAACGCTAGCCAGCCAAAGTAATAATCTAAGCTAAAGCCAAAGATGATATCCAGGAGAACCAAAATGTGCTACCTTATGCTAAATCGCAGCCCATTAAAATTCATTGCCAAAGCACAGACTTACCTGCCTCTCTGTAATCTGGCGGTGGATAAATATCCAGATGAGGCTATAGCCATTCATCCGATTGAAACTTGGTATCAAACTTATACTTTTGCAAGGTTAACCGAACTTTACAAAAATCAGACTGAGGAAAGATGGGATGGAGAAGCATTCAATAAACCAAAACTAGTAGAGGCGCTTAATTTGCTAATTACTGCCTTACCAATGGAAGAACCTATAGCAATTCCCGAGGTTCCATTGGGAGAATACCAAGAAAAAGTGGAAGGGGCAGTAAGACCCGTCTCAACTTCAAAAACCGGCCAGGTATGGGAAATTGCTGATAATGTTTACCAATTAAGCATTGTTCAGAAATCCGGAAAATTTATCGGAGAATGGAAAGACCTTCGCCACCTAATTATTCGAAAATGCGAGGAAGCTGGAATAAACAAGGCTACCGCGAGTACCCAGTATGCGAAATGGAAATCCACTAAAGAGTGTTCTAAATAAGGATTGACCTAAACTAAAAGATAAGCTACTATATCCCGTACACAAAAACAAATTAAATTAATCTTACCTATTGGAGAAATATCGTGGATAAAGAAACTGTTGTAAAAAAAGAAAAAATTAAACGCGCTGAAAAAAATGGAGTTTCGCGTCCAAACGCTGGAACTCAAACTGGGAATGTTTGGATAATTGCGGATAAGTTGTCTTCCAAAACCAACTCTCCTGCTACCCGCAAAGATGTTCTTGCCCAAGCTGAAAAAGATGGCATTAATAAATCTACTGCTACAACCCAATACGGTCTATGGAGAAAATTCCATGGGTTAAGTAAAGAAGTCCCAGAAGCCAAAGAAAAAGCAGTGAAAGAACCTGAGAAAGGAAAAGCTCCTGCTGCTAGTCTTGAAGATGATTTGGATGCCACTTTAGAAGGCAACGATAATCCAGAATCTGACCAAGAATTCGCTGAATAATCCTCCTATCCAACCTCGGGGAGAGCAATCTCCCCAACCATTGAAGGTCACTCAATGTTAAATAACCAAAAACCAACAAAGACTATCTTTGTTCCGAATGGCAGCCTAAGCGTCCATTCAGTCTTTTTAACCATTCAAGGTGAAGGTCCATACTCCGGAAGAAGGGCAGTTTTTATTCGCCTCGAAGGGTGTAATCTCCAGTGTCCACAATGCGACACCGATTACACCTCTAATAAAATTAGCCTTTCTCCGTCACTGATTTTTTCAGCCATTCATGCCAAGCTGCCAGCAAGGGCAAAGAATCTTGTGGTTATTACTGGTGGAGAACCTTTCCGGCAAAATTTACTCCCTTTAATAAGGACTCTCCTTGGACAAGGATATCTAGTCCAGGTCGAGACAAATGGAAATCTCTATCAAGAACTTCCTTACAGCGATCCAAGGCTAACCATAGTATGTAGTCCAAAGACTGGGACGATCAACCAATTCTTACTTCCCCACATAAAAGCATTAAAGTATGTTCTTAGCGCGAATGATATAATGGAAGATGGATTACCGAGTAAAGCACTGGGCCATCTGGCAAAACCATTCCTCGCTAGACCTCCAAAAAATTTTAGAGGAACTATTTATATCCAACCAGCCGATGAAAAGGATATGTTTAAAAACGCGGATAATATAGAGGCAGCAGTCAAAAGTACTTT